GGCTGGTTCTGAACAACATGTTCGTTTCCCACGCTTCTGGCATATGGCTGGACCTGAAAATGGCGGACTACTCCAAGAAGCGGAAGAGTGCGCAGAAGACGCGGGGGCTTGTTACGGTCTCCCGCCTGGATATGGATGGAGAGGCGGTCAAGATTACCAAGGGTCAGGTTTTCAAGACCGGCCTGGACATTAACGGTGATGAGCTCCGATTTTTCGCCCTGGAGCCCGCTGTTCTCCAGAAGGGAGCCATGGCAGTGGACGTGTTGGTGGAGGCTGAAACAGAAGGAAGCCGCTATAATGTTCCCCAGGGCCGGATCTCCGTGTCCCTCACCTATATCGGCGACGTTGGGATTTCCAACGGAGCGGACTGGATTGTTCGGGAGGGCAGCGACACCGAGGATGACGAGAGCTGCCGGACCCGGACACTCCGTTCCTGGTCTGAATTGGCGCAGCGGGCAATCGAGGACAGCTTTATCAATGCCGCCGAGGGCGTTCCCGGTGTTCTCTTCGCCCAAGCCGACTGCGAACACCCCAGAGGCCAGGGCACGGTAGACGTTATTGTCACCGGTACGGCGGGCGAAGCGTCTGAGGGGCTGCTGACTCTCGTCCGGGAGGCGGTGAGTCAGATCGCCGGGCCCTACGACAACATCCTGGTCAGGTCCTCTGTCACCGTGGCCCAGAATATCGCTGCCACAGTGATTGTCACTGGAGGCTCCACGGACGCGGAGATCCAAAATTGCGTTCAGGCAATTCTGGCGGAGCTGCTGGCCGTGCGCAGGGGAAGGCGCTTTTATGAGCTGACGCTTTCGGATATCAACCACGCGATCCGCTCCGGCTGCTCCGAGGCGGTCAATGTCAAGGTGACTGCGCCCGCCCAGGATATTTCTTTGGACCGGGACAAGGTCATCATCCTTGGCACAGTCTCCGTGACGGTAGAAAGAAGATGAGGGAATGAAACGTTTTGACTCCTTCGGCGAGTATATGTTTGATTTGCTGTTCGCCCCCTTGAAGAAGGGAAAGCAGACGGCCAACCAGTTTGCGATCTTCTTTCGGGTCATCGGGAGAGAGTTCGATGATCTGAAGACGGCAGTTCTCCGGGTCAGGGACGAGGCCAATGTTGCCAGCGCCTCCGCCGTCATGCTCCCTGTCCACGGCCAGGACCGGAATATGCCGCGGCTGCCCGGCGAAACCGATGAAGGGTATCGCACAAGGCTTTCTATGAAAGGCGTCATCGCCGCCTGGGCTGGCACGGCCAGGGGAATCCTGTACGCTTTGGCGGCGCTGGGATACGAGCAGAGCCGCATAGAACCCGCCTTTGCTCAGGATTCAGACCGCTGGGCGGAGTTTACCATCCATCTTGAGGTGGGGGAGTCTGACGCTGTCCGGGACCTCTATACGGTTTACAATGAGGTCCGGAAGGTAAAGGAGGGCTCCAGCAGACTGGTGGGCTTTCGGGTCACCCACAAACCGCTTCATAGTGTTTTGGGTGTTGGAGGCGTTTGTGCATCTATCGTTCGCATGCCCATTCCAGAAGCGGAAAGCGATATCTGCTTCCAGGAAACGCTTTCCTCCGGCGGCGCTGTGGGGCTGCTGGTACGAATGCCCGTGCCGGAATTATGAAAGGGGGAATTATTTTGAACTATGGCTTCAAGCCCACTACCCATGGGGAGGCGCTGATCGCCGCCTGTATGGACCTGGGCGCTCCGCTGAAGATTACCCGGGCGGCGGTTGGCTCCGGTCTGGCCGGGGGCTCTTTGGCAAACACACACGCGCTGGTTCACTACATAGCGGACGCCGATATCGGAGAGCGCCGGCATGAGGGCAACCGGCTGTTCCTGTCCGTCCAGTACCGCAACGACGCCCACCCGGAAATAGAGGATTTCGTTCTTTCGGAGTTTATTGTTTACGCACAAGATCCCAAAACGGGGACAGATACCGATCTCCTGTACGGGACACTGGGGGACGGCCGCCAGCCAGTCCCCGCTTTTCGGAACGGCTTTCCCGCCAGCGTGTGGACCTATCCCGTCATACTGACTGTCTCCGGCGACCTCCAGGTCAATGTCACGGCTTCGCCGGGGCTGGTGACCTTCATTGATCTCCAGGAGGCAATCGACCGGCTGGAGACAGAGTTCGATCAAAAGCTCGAGGCGCTTAAGAAGCAGCTGATCTACCGGATCGCAAACGATATCTGGAAGCACAATACCGACGACGATTCACATTTCAATTTCTTGATTGCTGATGCTGCGTTGAGTCCGCCGTACATTGGCCTTCCTGTGCCGGAAGACGCACAAGATATTCTGGATGATTACATTGACGTTTCAAATTGGTGGAAAACGCAGGGGACATAGGAGGAATTTTTTATGGGCGTTTTGACAAGCAGTCTCCAGCAAACCGAGGCCCCAAAGACTGAGGATGCCCTCTTGGTTGTGGAGCCCGTGAAACTGAATGAATATGATACCGTAAACAGATTTAGAACCACCCAGCTCACCCTGGCCCAAGCGGCGGCGTTTTTTGACGCGGAACTGCTGAAAAGCGGGACAGCGTTAAGTGCGGCTTTGTCCTCTAAGGCGGCCTTGTCCGCCCAGGAGACCGTGGAGGCCACCGGCGTCACAAGTCGGGCGATCACGCTGGAGGCGGCGGATTTGCAGGCGTACATCGACGCGCTGCCCCGGCTGCGGACGGAATCCCTGAACATTCAGGTCAATGCGGGACACGTCCCCAAGACCTTAAGGCTGGAAAATTTTTATGGGCCGGGATTCCTCTGGATTATCGGCCAGGGCGCGGACAGCGGCAGTGTGCTGGACGACGGCATCGTGATTTCCAGCTGCTCCAACCGTATCCGCATCATCGGCTTTGACGTGCGGGGGCACAGCGTGGGAACTGCGGCGCAGGTGAGCGCCTCCCCCCTTGCCGGGCTGGAAAACCTGACCGTCGACGGGAACAACTTTCCCAACGGAGCTTATAACGGCGTCTCATCGGATGGAAGCGCCGTCACCGCAATAAATGTTACAATCAGCCATTTCACACGGGCGGTCTATGGCGCGTCCATCTTCCGCCTGAGCAACTGCGGCGGCAGTGATAACGCCAGCGGAATCGCTGTGGAGGGCGGAGGCGTCGTCCTGCTGAGCGGGTCGACGCCGGAGCTGATGGGCGGAAGCGCCATTAACCGTTGGGGTGGAATGATTGTCAGGAAAGACGGCGAGCTGATTTAATGCGCCCTGGTGAAATCATAACAGCGTCCCGTTACCCTTGACGATGATACCGCCCAGTTTCCCGTTGTATGCTCCGCCCAGGGTGTCGGGCATATTTCCGGCCAGTATAACCATACCGCCGTCGTATACATACGCGCCGATCGCGTTGTTCTGCATGGTCGTAGACTCGCTGCGCTTTGTGCATACGGCAACGCCTCCGCCGGTGGCAAGGGCGGCCACGCCGCAGCTCTGGAAGCTGCAATCCTCTGCGTAAATCGTGCTGCCATAGCCAACGGAAATCCCTCGATAGCCATGGTTATGGTCGGTTCCGCCGTTGGAGCTGGCAAAGGAACAGTGATAGGCGTAAACAGCGCTGCCTTGAACGGAAAACAGTCCGTTTCTCGACGCTTCATCTCCTGGCACGGGGTCTTCAAACTGGATATTCTTCAATTCCACGGGTACGCCGCAGTGGTCCACCTTCATGCGGGTTTTGAAAACTGCGCCACTGTCCGTCTGAACGATGTGCAGAGTTCCACAGCCATAAAGGCCCTCAATCAGGCACTCACTGGCATTCAGATCTCCGGTCGTGCGAATCACCAGCTGTTCTGTCAGAAGCCGGGGCAGGGAGGCGAGAAAGCCCGGCAGCTCCGAAGCCGCCAGCTCCACCGTCCGGGAGGGCACGTTGGTCTTCTCCACCGTCTGCTGTGCGGATTTGGCCGCCTTAGAGGACTAAGGCGCACTTAACTTCTCATAAAATTCAGAAAAACGAAAGGATAGGATGATATGAATTTGTATCTGTACAAAACCGGAACAAACACTCCGGTGCTGACCATCGAGAATGTGACCGCCTACACCGACAACCGGGCTGAGACAGAGGAAGGGGCCGTCTACGGGCCCTTCGCGGAGGACGTGGAACTGTCCAGCCTCCCGGATTGCTCCGAAACCCTGCGGGCCCAGTGGCGGCGAAAGCACTGCCTGGAGTCATACCCCGAGCTGATGACCCTGGAAGACCGGCGGGCCGCCAAGCTCCGGGAGCTGTCCGCCGCCTGCAATGTCGCCATCACGGCGGGCTGTGACGTGGCGCTGTCCACTGGGGCCGGTCATATCTCCCTGACGGCGGAGGACCAGATCAACCTCTCCACGGCCACGGCGGCGGTGGAGCAGGGGGCGGAGGGCTATCCGTATCATCTGGACGGCCAGCTCTGCGCCATTTTCCCGGCGGCGGATATCCGGGCAATGGCTCAGGCGGCGACGGCCCACAAGCTGTATCAGACCACCTATTATAACCACCTGGCCGCCTGGGTACGGCGCTGTGAGACGCCGGAGGAGCTGGAGGCCGTTACATACGGCGCGGAGCTGCCGGATGACCTGAAGGCCAATATGGCGGCGGTCCTGGCCGCCTCTGCGGGAGGTGCGGACGGTGTGTAAGCTGCGAGGTCATATCGTCCGCTGGATATTCGGCGGCGTCCTGTACAGCCTGCTGGAGGTCCTTTGGCGGGGCTATACCCACTGGACCATGATGCTGCTGGCGGCGCTGCTGTGTATTCCGCTGGACCTCGCCAACGAGCACATGCCCTGGACGCTGCCGCTGTGGCTCCAGGCCGTGCTGGGCGGGCTGACCGTCACGGCGGCGGAGCTGGCGGCGGGCTTGCTGCTCAATGTTTGGCTGGGGCTGGGTATCTGGGATTACTCCGGGCTGTGGGGCAATCTCTGGGGGCAGATTTGCCCGCGGTACGCGGCGCTCTGGTGCCTGCTGGCCGGGCCGGTGATTATGGCCTTTGACTGGCTGGATTGCTGGCTCTGTGGCGGCGACAGGCCCCGTTATAGATTGATTTGAGCCGACTTGATTTCGTGCGGAGAAGGAGGGCGGTTTTTGTGAAAAAGTTCCTGAGCTGACAGGCCGGTTAAAGCCGCATTATACAAATAAGGCGGCGCTGTGTATGTATTTTCGGTGCTGACGGCGGCTTTAGCGGATGGTTATACCTGCATTTTTCCGGAAAACACGCCGGCTTACCTCTGAAAATCCACCAGCAAGACCGCCTTATTTGTATAAGCCGTCCAGTTTTGGTATGCTGTTCAAAAAAATATAGGAGGCATACCATGGACACGAAGAAGGAGCTTATTGCACGACTGGAGAGCGCATTTCCCGGAGCAGAGAACACCATCGCCGCCATTCTGGCGGATTACCGCGTCACGCGGGAGACAGGGCGGGAGGGGGATTTGCAGAAACGGATTGCCGTTTTCCTGTCGGCAAAGAAGATCGACGGACTGTCTGCCAAGACTCTGAAAAATTACCGGGAAATGCTGGGGGCCTTCGCCGCCCGGGTGGACAAGCCTGCTGCCCGGATTACTGCGGATGATATTCGGGAGTACATTGGTTACCTCGCTGATGATCGTGGGCTGCGGGACAGCAGCATTCAAACACATATCAACACTCTGCGCTCCTTCTTTGGCTGGCTGGATACCGAGGACATGCTTAAACGCAACCCTATGCGCAAAATCAAGTCTCTCAAAATCGACCGGGCCAAGGCCCGGCGGCCCCTGACGGCGGAGCAGCTAGAGCGGCTCCGAGACGGCTGCCGGACCTACAAGGAAAAGGCCCTGGTGGAGTTTTTGGTGTCCACCGGCTGCCGTCTCGGTGAGCTGGTAGGCGTCCGAGTCGACGCGGTGGACTGGCAGGGGCGCAGTGTCGTTGTGCGGGGCAAGGGTAATAAGGAGAGGACGGTTTACTTTTCCGTCCGCGCCAAGCTGATGCTCCAGGAGTATCTTGCCCGGCGCAGTGGCGGGGAAGCGCTGTTTGCGTCCTCCCGGGCCCCCTATGGGCCGATGAAGTCCCGAGCGGTGGAGAAGGCGCTCCAGAAGATCGGGGAGCGGGCCGGAGAGCCCATGCGGGTGCATCCGCATTTGATGCGGCACACCTTCGCCTCGAATGCCCTCAATGCAGGTATGGATATCACAATTATTCAGTATTTGCTGGGGCATACGGACCCGAAAACCACCCTCATTTATGCTGAACTGGCTCCCAGGACCGTCAAATATGAGTATGAGCGGGTTGTGGCATAAAAAGCATCGGAGAGGTAGCGCTAACACTGTCCCTCCGATGCTTAGAATTGCTTCTAAGAAAGCCGCTATTTTTTCTCATTTATCTTGTCCCAATTTCTCAAAAAATTTGTCGCGCCACAAGTGCAAGCGGGGGTTTTGGCGATTATCGAATGGACTTCCCTTTCTTTCCGCTGCCGCTGATGCGGTGGTAACCGAAAGAGAAAGCGGTAAACGCAGCTCTAACGGAACCCCAGGGGTAAGCGGCCAAGCGAGTTAAACGAACGTCCATTCCCCGCGCTCCAAAGCCCCCGCCCGCACCACGCGGCGGGCCGGAGACTTTCGTAAAAAACGGAAGCAGCTCTTGCGGCAGGCGGTTTTTCTCTTTTGGACCGTGCACGGCCCGTTTTCTCTTTTTGCCGCAGCCAAAAAGAGAAAATGGGGGGTGCAATGGACAGGCTGACATGTCAGCTGTTGTCTCCCCCGCCGGTCACGGCGCGCAAGCCCTCCGCCAGGGCTGCGAAGTCCTCCAGGGTCAGCCGTTCCCCCCGGACGCTGTCCGGCAGGCCGCAGGCGGCAATGGCCGCCTGAATCCG